ACGTCCAGTCGCACCAGGACTTTCTCTGGTCTCAGTCTTGACAATGTCAGCAGTTCCGGCGCCAACGCCAACGTCACTGTGAGACTCACAGGATCTGGCACCACATACAACAACAACACAGTGGAGATCACAGTGCAGAATCCCGGCACCGGCTATGCCATCGGTGACACAGTGAAGATCTTGGGCAATAGACTGGGCGGGTCAACCACCACAAACGATCTCAACATGACTATCCAGGCCGTCACCACAGAGCTGGCCGGTGGTGAGCGCTTGTTCGCCATACCGATCTCTACCACTAACTCCGGTACCTTGGATCTTTCTTCCGTGAAACAGATCGGCACATCGGCTGTGCCAGGACAGGGTGTGTACCCGGACGGTCCTGAGTTGTTGGCCATCCAGGTCACGGCCTTGACCACAGAAACCGGCCCTGTAGGCGAGATCCAGCTGCAGTTCCAGGAAAGCCAGGCCTAACTGTCGCGAGCAAGATAGCGCTCTACAGTGGCTATCTTGCTCTGCACTGCTTCCAGATTCACTGTGTTCCACAAGCCAGGATGCATGGGTCTGGGCCATGTGCCTGCTGAGATCCAGGCATAGCCTAAGTGCTCGTGGTTCAGCACCGGTTGGAATTCCTGGTCAATCACGCAGACCCAGGTATTGTATTCGAAGGCGCCATCCGCTGAAGTGAATCGTTCCAATGGCACCAAGCGATCATATGCCGGAAAAAAACCCAGTTCTTCTGTGCATTCGCGCTCCATGCCGCCCAGCAAGGTCTCGCCGGGTTCGATCTTGCCTCCAGGCAGACCCCAGGCGCCGGGGTGTTTGGTATCATCACGCAAGAGGTAGAGGTAGCGTCCGGTGTCAGCGGCACGGAACCATACACCTACGGCTTTCACAGCACCAGCCTCCACTGACCTCCCACATACACACCTTGATAGCTCTTGATCCAGGCATCACCAGTCCATTGATACTGTATGCCCGTGGTGATATTGGTCACATACTGCACAGCAGTCTGTGTTCTTGACGGGAACACTACCTGCCAAAACCCGTCTGCATACTCCACTATGTCATTGGCCTGGGCGATCAAGGGTCTGCCGTTGGCACCTATCCAGGCTGTGGCCGACTGCTGATTGGTGCCGCTGCCGGTATCTTCTGTGAGCAGATAGCGTTGACCGTCCAGGGCCGAATCCAGTCCATCTCCAGGTCCGCTGATCAAGGGATTGATGACTGCATCCACCGGAGACAGCGTGTTCTGCGGTACAGTATCAATGTCCACATCATATAGCAGGAATCGATCGTCGTTGGGATCCAGCACTATGGTGCCGATTACTTCGGTGTCATCGGGTTGCGTGAAACGCAGCTGGCTCACTCCGGGTCTCAGCACGCCGTACATGTTGAGCACAGCGGGCCAGTTCAAGAAACTGTCCGACACTATGGTGGCCGGTTCTAGATCATCATTGCCGGGTTCTTGTACCAGGCTGGGCTGTCTCAAGATCTGCACCTTGTTGCCTATGATCACTGTGGCATAGTTGAAAGGCGTGATGATCTGACGGGTGCCCAGCAAGAGGTCATTGTTGACCACGGCTTCTACCAGGTCTCCTTGGGCGTCATACATGGAAGCGATCACACGCTCAACCACACCCAGTTTCTTGACCTTGGCCGGCGGTGATATCCAGATAGGCAGCGCAAAACGCAGTGTAGCTATGTCGATGGGATTTTCTGCGCCCATGGGGATGGTGCGGTTGGTCCATTGCACGGATTCCAGTTCCACGATGGAAAGACTGGTCCAGTCTATGAAATTGTCTGTGCTCTGCACTTCTAAACTGGGATTGAACAAGGTCAGCATCTGTTCCAACAACTGCAGTTTTTGATTGGTGTTGGAAGTCCAGATGTCAAGATTGAGCGTGAGCTTGTAGGGCACCGGCATCAGGCGTTCCACGGTAAAGGCATTGCCTTGCGTGGTTTCATAGGTCTCCGTGGCAGCATCATAGGTCCGCTGTCGCACATGGATCTTGTTCACATGGAATGGTTCCTGCATCCTGGGGCGGTCATAGTCCAGGGCCGCGATGTAGAAAGTCATCAAGGGAGTTGAAGGCAGGCTGTTGCGGCTGTTTTCCTGTATGATGGTCTGTGCCTGGCGGCTGGCATCACCATATCGCACCGGCACACGCAGCAGGGCCGCTGTTTCGGCATCTTCTTCGCGACCGTATTCGATCTGGAAGTTGCTGATGATCCTGGTAAATTGCAGCAGGAATCGCCTTATTTGTTCGTCGTAAAAATAACTTTGAATTTTAGATCTCCTTATTGCGCGACAACTTTTTGCGTTGTTCGCGCTCTAGACATCGAACAGAATGTCTCGCCTTGGCTTCTTCCGACCATTTCGTTGATGGCTTACCCTTTTTTGGTGAAACCTTGCCCTTCATAGGTCCTCCATCAATTCTCTTCCACCCTCCGTCTTTGCCTGCTGCTCGGCGACGTGCGTGTGCTTGCCTTTGAGACTCACGCATACGTTCGATGCTTTCTGAGGAGTGTAATTTATTGCCGCCCGCTTCTCGATTGTTGTAGACGGTGATACCTTGTTGCCTATAATATTCTAACCAATGCTCTTCTTTAGAATTAAGGTCATCTATAGAAATAGCACTGTCGATGACTGTCCAGTCAAATTGCTCTTTACCGTATTTTCTAATGCTATCAAGCAAATAACTTTTCTTACCACGTCGAGCATCGGCCAAATGCGAATACCAACGCATTTTAGGATTTTGTTGTATCGTTTGCCCTATGTAAACTTTACCGTTGGCATTGTTGGTTATTTTGTAGATGTGCATCTTTTATTTATGTGCCAAGGTAGAAAAATTGCTAACTCGAAGGTTGTCCGGGCTGTGTGGGTGGAAATGGTTTGGCCGGTTTGTTGCCGCCGTCATCTCCGTTGTCTGCTCTGGGCCGCAGGATTTCAGATAGACTCTGGCGGCTGGGCACTTCGCCTAGGTCTTTGGTCCTCACTGTGTAGGTGTTGTTCACAAAGGTGCTGCGCAGAGTCGAATTGGTGGAAGAATTGTTGAGATTGGTACGCACAGAATCTTCGATCCTGACCCAACGGTTGCCATCGTAGCGGAACAGCCGATTGGGGAAATAGTCCAGGCGCAGGCAGTAATCGCCCTGCGCTGCGCTGGCCGGAAATACCACACCTGTGGATACCGGCAGCCCATTGGGTGGTATGCCATCGCCAGTGAGATAGCCCACGGTCCAACCATCTGCGCGTGGAGTCACATCTTGGCCACCCTGTGTGCCGTCTACAGTGACGCCACTGTCGCTGTCTAGACCATCGGGGTTGGCAGGTTGACCGTCTACCGTGGGCAAGATGTAATAGGTGGTGGTGTCATAGCCACTCAAAGGAACTTCTACATCGGCCTGCGTGAGTATGGCATCATTGATCTGGTCGTCTTTGGTGCGTGTGCCCTGTAGATCGGCCACTGTGTCCGGGGTGTAGATCTGCCAGTAGGTGGTGTTGGTGATTTCAATGTCGGCGGGCACATTCTGCTGGGCCTGATAATACACATCTCCGTAATTTACCACGCTGCCGGTGGGATAGAAATTGCCAGGATCCCATATGGTGCTGTTGACCATGGGTCGTTTGAGCACATCCTTGTATTCCTGAGCATCCGTCAGTGGCGTGGCTTTCACACGCCAGAGATGTGGCAACCAGGTCTGGCTGAAACCCTCGGATGCAAAGGCCGCATCCTGGATCACGTAAAATCTACTCAAGGGTTCTGGAATATCGGCGTTGAGCGGATGATAATCTCTGAGATTGGGCATCTCCAGCACATCACCGGTCATGAGCTTGCGCCCAAAGGTGTCTATCATGTCGTTGTAGTGGAACGTGATAAACAGGGTATCGTTGTTCAGGAACAGACCAAACTGTGTGAGATCGAAATCAACATCCTGTGTGTTGTACACACCTCGCATGACATAAATGTCCTGATCGTAGATGCGATCTCTGTTTTCCAACAGCAGCAGATCCTGGATGTTCAAGGGACTCAGCGTGTCGTAGGTAGGCTGCGTAGCGTCTGCATTGCCACTGGCAGCGGAATCTTCTCCGCCGGGTGTGGGCCCTAGATACTTGTGTACATAGAAATCTACACCGCCCACGGTATACATTTCAGAAATAGTGCGGTCCAAAAATTGGTAGTCACGGGTACGGTTTGGACGATACAGGCTCAATCGTGGCATAGTCCAGTATTTATGGGCAGGTTGACCCAAAAACCAAAACCCGTTATAATTACAAAATACCTGTCACTGGAGAGTCCCTATGAATGCTGCCACACTTAAAGCGCCTCGCGCCCTACATCCCCGCGGCGCTGACGTCAAATATACCGGAACTGAACCGGTGTGGAAGACCCAGCCCACTTCGGAAGACCGCACCAGCCGTCTGGGCCAGGCATTCTACTGGTACGGCTATCATTATGGCAAAAAAGAAGTCAAAGAGTTCATCACGGACTGGCTGGTACGCCATGACCGCCAGCGCGAAGCCCGAGATTTCGCTCGTGTGCCAGAAAGCATCACGGTAAACGTTTATGGCTGGTTGGCCCGCATGAACATCATGGGCCTAGAACTTACCGAATCCGAGCAACTTAAATTAGATGACAACATCCGGACCTTGGTGGAATCCGCCCGTGCTGTCAAAGCCGTGGTTGCATCAGTGGAAGACGCAGTGGTTCGACCAAACATTCAGGATCGACTGCGAGAAAAAATGACCGAAGCCGCGGCCGAACTGGAAGCCATGTACGATGACATGATCCTGGCTGGCGGCAAGATGAGCGCAGATTTCAAACCCATGGCCGTGATCCGCGGCATGAATGTGGCTCCACAAATGGTAGGCGACATCGCGAATCATTGGAAACAGCGCCTGACGGAACTTGAAGAAGTCTTGGCTGGTAAGGATGCCCAATTGGCTGAAGGCTATGGCCAGTTTGGCAAACTGCAGATACGCAACATGGTAAAGTTTGCTGAAACTGTGATTGCGGACTGCGGATCCTATGTGCAGATCAAGAAGACCGAGCGAGCACCTCGCAAGAAGAAACCAGTGAGCCCAGAAAAACTCACGCAGAAGTTCCGGTATCTTAAAGAATTTGCCGAATTCAAACTCACTTCAGAGCCCGTGACCAAGCTGGTAAATTGCCAAGAAGCCTGGATGTACGATACCAAAAAGCGCAAGTTGATCTATGCAGTAGCAGACACCCACGTGGGCACCATGACAGTGAAAGGTACCAGCCTGGTAGGCTTCGACACCACTAACAGCATACAGAAGACACTGCGAAAGCCTGCAGAGCAGATCAAAAGCCTGCTGACCGGCGGTGTGGCTCAGCATCGCAAATTCTTCAAAGAGATCAAAGCCACGGAAGTGCGATTCAATGGACGCGGCAACGAGCATCTGATCTTGCTCAAGATCCGTTGACCGGTAAATAGCGCAATGCCGTTCCTTACGCCCTATGTTGATGAAACCCCAGAAGATCCGCGCAGGCTGATAGGCAATGTAGAATTTTACATCACCAATGTGTGCAATCTGACCTGCACAAACTGCAACCGTTTCAACAATCACGACTTCCGAGGTTGGCAGGCCTGGCAAGACTATCAGGCCGATTATGAAACCTGGGCACAGCATGTCAAGCTACAGCGCATCACCATCATGGGTGGCGAGCCGTTGTTGAATCCTTCGCTGTGCGATTGGGTGGATGGCATCAACCGCCTCTGGGGTCGACGGGTGCAGATCTTGACCAATGGCACTCGATTGAATCATGTGCCAGGTCTGTACGACCGCTTGGTGCAGTTTGGAGAACAAGATCGGCACCAGACCTCAAAAAATTGGCTGGGCGTGAGCCTGCACAATCTCGACGATCGTGAGCGCTGTTTCCAAGAAATTGGCCGGTTCCTCAAAGGCCAGGTACGATATCACCACCGAGATGATGCAGACAACATCGACAACTGTCATACCTGGGGTGCTCGGCACGCGTTTGTGGACGAGAATGGCATGCGGGTGCATGTATGGGAATACGACAGTTTTTACAATGCCGCTGTGAGACCCATGCCCGGTGGTGGCTTCAGACTCTGGGACCATGATCCAGAAATGGCCCACAGCCGCTGTGGTTTTGTGATGTTCAAATGCTATCATTTCATTCGAGGACGACTGTACAAATGTGGCCCAGTGGCCTTGATGCCAGAATTTGATCAGCAACATCGATTGATGATCAGCGATCAAGATCGAGTCCTACTCAACAGCTATGAGCCATTGTCTCCCCACGAATTTGCGCAAAGAGGTCACGACTTCCTTGATCACATAGATGATGTCATAGATCAGTGCAAATTCTGCCCCATCTCCGGCGACAATGTGCAACTACGAGCAGTGACCAAACGTCAAGGTTCCAGGAGCAGTTTTGATTGACCAATAGGATCTTGATCACGCTGGGAGATAGTTGGCCCGAAGGAGCAGAACTAGGCGATGGCCGTCGTTATGGAGAGATACTACGGGACAGTCTGGCCTTTGATCGTTTCTTCAACTATGGATCAGCGGGAGCCAGCAACGAAGACATGCTGTATCAACTGCAGGATTTTTTGCGTACCAACTGGAGCCAGTCTACCGAGACCACAGCCATTTTTTTTCTCACCAACCCTGCCCGCACAGCGCATTGGCCAAGATTCATGAGTTGGGATTGGTCAGAGCCCAAAACTAAAAGATTCATGATGCATTTCCACAGAGATGAACACGAAATCATGCGAAGCAGTGCCACGGTCACGGCTCTGCAGACCTGGTGCGATAGACACAGTATCAAAGACTTTTATTTTGCCGGTTGGGTGAGATACGATCATTGGTTGCCAGGAGTGGATCTTGACAGGATCTGGGCCCAAGGACAGGAGACAGCAGCGGATTGGTTTGGCGCCAGCCGACACAATGGGGAACATCTGTTGGATGTGGGCGATAATCCGTATATACGTCCCAATTTAGCCCACCCTAACCAGCTAGGCCATGATCTCATGGCCGACAAGTTGGCATCCTGGATAAAATCTACACCAAGACGATCTCAGAGTTAAATACTCTTGCTCGTGTAGCACATACACACACTCACAGAAAGGAGACTACCATGAGCAAAACACCCTACGAGATCCGTCTCGATCTTCTAAAATTGGCTAACGAAGTGCTTACCACGCCAATCTTTCAACGCCGCGAGGCATTGATACAGGAATTCCACTGCCGCTTTGAAACTGACAAACAGGCCAGTTTCCCTGCGCTGCCGGATTTCCCCAGCACTGACACCGTTGTAGCCGAAGCTGAAAAACTCAACAAGTTCGTAAGCCAGGCCTAACGGGTCTGGGATTCCTTGCTAAATATCAGCAAGGAATCCCACAATGGAACAGCAACAAGACAGCCTGTCCGAGCTCAAACAAAACGTTATCGAATACGTTAAATTACAGTTGGGCGATCAGATCATCGACATTGAGCTGGACCCGGCACACTACGAAGCGGCCTATCAAAAAACCATTGGAACCTATCGCCAGAGGGCTACCAATGCCTACGAAGAAAGCTACAGCTTCATGTATCTGGTCAAAGACGAAAATATCTATCAGCTGCCGCAGGAAGTGATATCTGTGCGTCAGATCTTCCGGCGTACCTTTGGTGATGCCACTGGACCCTTTGCTTCAAACTTTGATCCTTTTGCCCAGGCTTCGCTCAATGTGTATCTCATGAATTTCAACGTGGCTGGAGGCATGGCCACCTATGATTTCTACAGCCAATATGTGGAACTGGCTGCCAGGATGTTTGGTGGCTACATCAACTACACTTTCAATCCTGTGACGAAAAAACTGCAACTTATACGAGATCCCAGAGGTACCGGCGAAGCAGTGCTGCTGTGGACCTACAATCTCAAACCTGAGATCAATCTCCTGAGCGATTTCCAGATTTCGCAGTGGATCAAAGACTACATGGTAGCGGCCAGCAAGATGATCATAGGCGAAGCTCGTGAAAAATTCGCCTCCATAGCCGGACCACAGGGTGGCACAGCCCTGAACGGAGCAGCCATGAAGGCCGAAGCGCAGGCCCAGATGGACATCAAACTGGAAGAACTTAAAAACTACGTAGATGCTTCACAACCCCTGACCTGGGTGATAGGATAACGTCATGAGAGACTTACTGGATCTATTGGAAGCTGTAGAACGTGGCTGTCCACCAGCAACACAGAGTATTGACATCAATCTCAAGAATCGAAAGAAGGCCATCGATGAATACATGTATGGTCCCTTGGACCCCAATGAGCCCAACGAAGAGTTCTGGGCCAGCATCGCAGCAGAATGGAACATGTCGGACCCCGAAGACGCCAAGTCTGCTCGCTGCGGAAACTGTGCTGCGTTTGATATTACCGAGCGCATGCAGGACTGCATCGCCAAGGGCATCGGCGCCGAACTCGGTAGCGATCCCATGGACACCGTGGATGCTGGAGAACTGGGCTACTGCAAGTTCTTGAAATTTAAGTGTGCTGCAAAGCGAACGTGCATTGCTTTCGTCGAAGGTGGCCCAATCAAAGAAGACGAATACGACGATAAAGTCCGAAGTTTACAATCGTAAAACCTATCCATTGCATGTGAGTCATAAATACTCACATGCTGATATACAGAGCAATCAACAAAATCAACGGTAAGTCTTATATAGGTAAGACTGAAAAATCACTGGAAATTCGCCGCGAATGGCATGTCCAGTCTGTCCGACAGCAAAGTCAATTCGCATTTCATAGAGCAATATCTAAGTACGGAACAGATGCTTTTGAATGGCAGGTATTAGATACCGCAACTGATTTGCAAGATCTAAACCAAAAAGAACAACATTATATTTCCTTGTATGAATCCTTTGGAACCAATGGCTATAACATGACTGCCGGCGGTGAAGGACAGACTGGCTGGAATCCCTCCCCAGAAACTCGAGCCTTATGGAGCCAACAACGCAAGGGCAAAAAACCCTGGAATGCAGGAACAGCAATGCCAAAACAAACCAAGTCTGAAGAAGAAAAGGCAGCAACAAAATTAGCAGCGAACCAAAAACGCAGTGAGGCATTGAAGGGACGCAAGACCTGGAACACTGGGTTGGCAGGTACATATGCCAAGACAATGTACAAAGTCACATACAAAGATGGCACTGAGAAAGTTGGAACAAGATTGGATCTAAATTTACCGCCCCAAACCATTGGTATGATGTTCCGAGATAAGTGCGGCAGTCGTAAATACAACATCATGAAAATTGAAAGATTATGCGAGCCTTAGAATTCGTTGCTGAAAAGTGGAGCCAAAAATACAAACGCTCGATAAACTGTGTGAGACCGCGCGGTTTCAGCCAACGTGCTCATTGTGCTGGTAGAAAAAAAACCGATGAAGAACAACTGGATGAACTCACGTTCCGTGGCAGCGAATGCACCAAAGACTGTTCCGGTCACAGGGCCGGTTATGAGTGGTGGCAGCGAAACCAGAGATCCCCACAGAGTTGGAGTGTCAGTTTCAATAAAGGTGCGGCCATCGCCGCAGCCGGAGGCTGACTGGCCATGAGAGCCTGGGAATTTGTCACCGAACATCAGATGGTTTGGACACGGCGCAAAGTATCTGCCAGGACTGCAAAACCAGTGATGAAATGGCGCTGCGGTTCTGGTCCCAGAAAAGGCCGGGTGGTGCCCAAAGTCACGGATTGTGGTGATCAGCCCGATGTCAAAGCTCGTGAAAGGATGAAGACCACACGGGCTCGTACCAAACTACCACAGGCTCGTCGAGCCAAACGCACCAAACGCATCAATCCTACCAGCCGGCTGATCGCCCGTTTGAACAAATACCGCTAGCATTGCTTTAAAATATCTGTTAAAATGTCTGCATGGCTGACATCATGATCGATATCGAAACCTGCGGCACCGGACCCGAAGCCTGTATCCTGACCATAGCAGCACAGTGTTTTGATCCCTTGAATCGGCACGACTTCGACCAATACAGCAGCTATTATGCTCGCATCGATCCTGGTAGCCAGCCCACGCGACGTGTGGAACAAGGCACCATTGAATGGTGGGCTACCCAGCCCGCTGCGGCGCAAGAAGAAGCATTTGGAGAAGATAATCGCATTCCCTTGACCCAGGCGCTGGCGGAACTGGGTCGCATGATCTGGCAGAGCCAAAGATTTTTCGCTAATGGGCCTACTTTTGATGCCAACATCTTAGAGCATGCCTACAAAGAAGCAGGCATGACTTTGCCCTGGAAGTTTTTCATGGTGCGAGATGCCAGGACCATCTACAGCTTGGTGCCTACCTTGAACAAATACCCGGCCAGCCATCATGCCTTGGAAGACTGTCGCAGGCAGATCTTGCTGTTATGGGACAGCCTAGAATATCTAAAAGTAAGGGAATTATCATGATCATAGGTATTTGTGGCCTGATTTCGAGTGGCAAGGATACCATCGCAGACTATCTGGTTAACATCCACGAGTTCCGGCGAGATTCGTTCGCTGCCACCTTGAAAGATGCGGTCAGCGCGGTGTTTGGCTGGGATCGCGACATGCTGGAAGGACGCACACGATCCAGTCGAGAGTGGCGCGAGCAACCGGACACATGGTGGAGCGAAAGACTAGGACGCGAAATCACACCGAGATGGGTGCTGCAACATTGGGGCACAGAAGTGTGCCGCCGAGCATTCCACGATGATATCTGGATAGCCAGCCTAGAAAACAAACTGCGCAGCAGCCGCGATGATGTGGTGATTTCTGACTGTAGATTCCCCAACGAAATCGCTGCCATTCGAGCCCAAGGCGGTTATGTAATTCGAGTCACTCGCGGTCCGGATCCGACCTGGTTCCAGCAGGCTCGCGAGCATTTACTTGAAGGCCGAGCACTGCCTCACGATCTCCCACACCAGAGCGAGTGGGCCTGGGCAGCCACAGACTTTGATGCTGTGATCTGCAACGACGGATCGCTGGATCAACTATACCAGCAGATCACAGATCTGGTTCGAGATCTCCTGCTACGGCAGGATGATCTTCACGTCTAAGACGTACCTCGCAGTTTCTGCACACCGACCGTAAATTCACTAAGTCTGTGTTGTCCAATCTTCCATCCATGTGATATACGCCGATCTGTGCAGCATACTGTGCTCTGAATCCACAGATGTCGCAGCGCAGTTTTTTCTTGTAGCCCACCAGCTGCCATCGAGGCGTTCGCGGTTTCTGATGACGCTGTCGCCGCACACAGTTTTCGCATCGTGATCGGTAGTGCCGCACGCCTGCGCGCACGTAATTGACAGCACAGGGCCGAGACTGGCATACAGAACACACAGGACGCATGTGTTATTTACACGGACCTTTGCAAAGGGCACCCTAGACTGCATTTTTTGTGTGAATCACTAAATATTGATAACTTGAAAAAAGGAATCAATCATGGCCTTAACATCTCCTGGCGTAGAAGTCACAGTCATTGACGAAAGTCAGTACATACCTTCTGCGGTCAATTCAGTACCCTATTTCCTGGTAGCCACTGCCGAAAACAAAGTTTCTGGTGATGGTGTCACCGTGGCTGCAGGCACCACTGCTGCCAACGTTAATCGCACCTATCTCATCACCAGTCAGCGAGATCTCGTGGCTACTTTTGGTGTTCCATTTTTCTACAACACGGCCACCGGTACTCCCATCAACGGCTACGAGCTCAACGAATATGGCTTGCTAGCAGCCTATTCTGCACTGGGTGTCACAAATCGCGCATACATCCAGCGGGTAGATGTAGATCTCACACAGATCACTGCCAGCCTCAGCAGGCCTACTGGAGATCCTGCCAATGGTACCTACTGGTTAGACACCTCCAGCAGTGTCTGGGGCATCCAGGAATGGAACCAGACCACGGCTACATTTACTGTGCAAACTCCCATAGTAATCACGGACACCGCTGATGTGGTAAACTATAGCGGTGGTGATTACACACCCTTACAGACCATAGGCAGCATCGGTGACTATGCTGTGAGTGCTGTGTCTTTGGATAACCAAGGCTACTACAAAAATTCCAGCAATCAATGGGTGCAGATCGGCTCTGATGCCTGGAAACTGAGCTGGCCCACAGTGCAAGGCACAGCCAGCCCCAGCAGCCTCACCAATGGCGCCAACATGTTCATCAACCAGACTCTGGTCACCGTAGGCGCCGGCGGAACTGCGGATACAGTAGGTGGTTTCGCCACTGCCATCAATAACGCAGCCATCACTGGTGTCACAGCAGCGGCGGTCAGTGGTAGGCTGGAAATCTATGCTGATTCCACAGCAGAAAGTGAAGACAGCTCGGCATCAGGCGGTGTGGTCAACATCGAGCTTGGACCTACCAGTAGTCAAGCTCTACTCACTGCTCTTGGTATTTCTGCCACTACATATCGTGCCCCAAATTATTTGCCGGCCTACAGCTATCAGGCGCCACGGTGGCGTTCAACGGACACAGCGCCAGCACCAACAGGATCAATTTGGAACAACGTCAGTCCGGTAAACAATGGGCTTAGTCTGGATGTCAGCGAATACAACACCACGCTGGGCGACTTCGTGGCCCAGACCACCAATGCCTATGCCTACGATGAAAATGCAATCTTAGCCCTAGATCCTTCAGGCGGTGGCAGGAACATACCAGTGGGTACCACATATGTGCAGTATGATGCACTGGCATACAACACTACACCAAACTCTAATTTTGCATTCCGCATCTATGAACGTGTGGCATTGGGAGCGCTAGAAGTCACCGGCACCACCACTCCTACAAGCTTTACTCCAGGCAACTCATTTGTCATTGAGGCCAGTGCTGCTGGTACGTCAACTCTTAACACCGCAACTGTGACCATCGGCGGAACAGGTACCGTATCTGATTTTATCACGGCCGTCAGCGCCGCAGATGTTCCTTTTGTGAGCGCCAGCGTGAACAGCGCCGGCAACATCGTGTTTACACACAGCCAGGGTGGTGTGATCTACCTCCAGAATGTCTCAGGTACCCCCATCACGGCAGCAGGTTTTACCACAAATACTCCGCTGTGCCGTCTGGATACCTTTGATGGTCTGGGCCTCGCACTCAGCAACTGGGTCACCTCTGATCTATTCACTTATACCGCTTCTGACACGGCACCGGATCAGGATCCGGCCGATGGCCAGCTGTGGTACTACAGTGCTGTGAGTGATGTGGACATCATGATCCAGAACAACGGTAGCTGGCTAGGCTATCAGAATGTCACCAACGATGCTCGTGGATTCGATCTGTCGCTGACCAATGCCGCAGGGCCCATAGTGGCTGCCACTGAACCCACCACACAGACCAACACAGCACAGAGTCCTTTGCAGTACGGCGATCTCTGGGTGGATACCAGCGATCTAGAAAACTATCCGGCACTGTATCGTTGGGAGCCTGTAGACGGTGTGGACCAATGGGTGGCAGTGGACACCACTGATCAGGTCACACAGAACGGTATCCTGTTTGCGGATGCACGCTGGGCTGGCAACGGCACCACCGATCCTGTGAGTGATCCGTTTCCTACCATCGAGAGTCTCCTGATTTCCAACTATCTGGACATTGACGCTCCAGATCCCAGCCTGTATCCTGAGGGCATGCTGCTGTTCAACACTCGTCGTTCTGGCTACAATGTCAAGAGCTTCCAGGAAAACTATTTCAATGCACAGAGCTTCCCGGATGATGTGTTGCCCACCCAAAAGAACACTTGGCTCACAGCCTCCGGCAACAGAGATGATGGAGCCATGTGGAGTGGCAGATTGGCACAGCGCCAGATCATTGTGCGCGCGCTCAAGGCCGGTATCGATACCAGCGCGGCTGCCAGAGAAGAGCAGAACGGATTCAATCTCTTGGCTTGCCCTGGATATCCTGAACTCACGCCCAACATGATCGCACTGGGCAATGAGCGCAGCAACACCTTGTTCGTGATTGGTGACACACCCATGCGTCTGGATGCCTCTGGCAACAGCCTCGTGGCCTGGGCCACCAACAACAACGGTCTTGGACTGACCACACAGGACGGCCTGATCGCTACCAGCAACTATGCCGGTGTGTTCTATCCTTCCTGCCAGACCACGGATCTCTCAGGCAATACCGTGGTAGCACCTCCCAGCCACATGATGACGCGCACCATCCTGCGTTCTGATGCGGTGAGTTATCCATGGTTTGCTCCAGCTGGTACACGTCGCGGCGTGGTGGACAATGCTCTGGCCATCGGCTACATTGACTCTGCCACTGGTGAGTTTGAACAGCTGGCAGTGAGCCAGAGCGTGCGAGACATCTTGTACGAGCGCAATGTGAATCCCATTACGTTCATACCCGGTGTTGGTATCACCAACTTTGGAAACAAAACTTCCACCGCGGTGACCACGGCCCTGGATCGCATCAACGTGGCGCGCCTGGTGGCTTATCTGCGTGGCAGACTGGAAGAGATCGGCAAGTTGTTCTTGTTTGAACCCAACGACGAGATCACTCGCAACGAGATAGCCAACACCGTGAACAGTCTCATGATCGATCTCATATCCAAGCGCGCGATCTATGATTACCTGGTGGTGTGTGATCTTTCCAACAACACACCGGCTCGAATCGATCGCAACGAGCTCTGGGTTGACGTGGCCATTGAACCTGTGAAAGCAGTGGAATTCATCTACATTCCGCTGCGGATCAAGAACACCGGTGAGATCGCAGCAGGAACATGATGATGCAGAGAGGGGAGTGATCCCCTCTCTCCGATCGGATAAATAAACACACAGGAGATTTCATAATGTCAGTTTCATCACTACAGCGAATGACAGTACCCTTGGCGAGCGATCAGAGTTCACCTACACAGGGACTTTTGATGCCAAAATTGAGATATCGCTTCCGGGTGATGTTCGAAAACTTTGGCATCAGCAAACCAACCACTGAGCTCACCAAACAGGTCATGAGCTTCAGCCGTCCAAACCTCACGTTTGAAAACATAGATCTGCCCATCTACAACTCCACGCTGAAACTGGCCGGCAAGCACAGCTGGGCCGATGTGACCTGCGAAGTCCGTGACGATGCTTCGGGTGCAGTGAGCCGGCTGGTGGGCGAACAACTGCAGAAACAACTAGATTTCCTAGAAATGGCATCAGCTGCTTCAGGTATCGACTACAAATTCCTGACCAAAGTTGAAATACTGGATGGTGGCAACGGAGCCATTGAGCCCACGGTGCTAGAGACCTGGGAACTCTACGGTTGTTATCTGCAGGGCGCGGATTACGGTGCTCTCAACTACGGCGCAAGCACAGAAGCGGTGACCATCAACATGACCATACGCTATGACAACGCCAACCAAAGCCCAGTGGGCGTGGGCGTTGGTACAGCACTGGGTCGTACCGCAGCAGGCGTGGTCACAGGCGCGGGCCAGGCTTCGGCCTAACCCGCTGAGGCTGATCCGTGGCTAACGGAGGTGGCCCTTTTGGCCTAGGCACACAGATACTGCAGGGTTTTCTGGGAACAGAAACCCTGCGGGACTACACGCATGCCAGCCGCACATTTACCACCAACAGTTTTGAATTAAAACCTCGCTACAAGTTCCTGTTCCATGTGAGCTTCACGCTGAACACGGATCAGATACCATATCTGCGAGGTGTATTTCCAGCAGAAGAAAGCCGACAGCTCAGCCTTTTAGTCAAGACAGTTGATCTCCCCAAGTACAACATCGACACCGAAGTGCTGAATCAGTACAATCGCAAACGGGTGGTTCAGACACGCATCAACTATCAGCCTGTGAACATCACTTTCCATGACGACGCCGGCGACAACGCCCGGCGCCTCTGGTACTACTATTTCTCGTACTATTACAAAGATCCCACTCAGCAGTATCTTTCGCCCCAGCCAACCAATGGATCTCAAGGAGCCAGCCAGAACCGCCAGGCCGGATTTGGCTACAATGCGCGTGACATCTATGACGATGTGCAGCAGGTCAAAGACTGGGGTTATGTGGGCGAAAGCTGGGGTGACGGTACCAGCGCGGCATCCGGCAAACCGCCGTTCTTCCGAGACATACGCATCTATGGCATGGATCAAAGGAAATTTGCAGAATATGTTTTGATCAATCCTGTGATTTCAGCCTGGAATCATGATCAATATGCCTACAGCGAAGGCAACGGTCTCATGCAGCATACCATGACTGTGCAGTATGAAACCGTGAAATATTACGAAGGTGCCATCGGTGCTTCTAGACCGGACACCAACGTGCAGGGATTCGCAGATCCGGCCCACTACGATACCACTCCCAGCCCTATCGCCAGGCCCGGTTCTACTGCTACCATATTCGGTCAGGGCGGTATCTTGGACGCAGGCCTGGGTATCTTGGAAGATCTCAACAGTGGCACGGTAGGTGGCCTCATTGGTGCTGTACAGACCGCAGGCCGTGTGTACAATACCACCAAAGGCAAAGATCTGGCCAGCATAGCCAAGAGCGAAGCCATCGCCATTGGCACCGGTGAACTGCAGCGCGGTCTGCCTGGCGCTGTGCGTCCTGTGCTGAACAGCCCCACAGGTATCTTCATACCAACACCTGCTGCCACGCGCGCCAGAGAAGGAGGAGCATAAGTCATGGCCAGTGTGAACTACGCCAATCTCAATCTAGATCAGACCGTGCGCATCTTTGATCAGTTTTATACCTTTGAGACTGCTGTACCTGCGGCTGAATATGATGTGGTGAACTCATATTTCCAATCTGTTATGGGCAGCCGCCAGGCCGCAGACAATTTCTCCGTGGCCCTGTTCCAGGTAGCAGAAAGCACCGGTATTCCAGCACTCACGCTCTTGAATGAATTCCAGGGGTTGAATGGCGTAAACCTTTCGGCCAGCCTGGCCTACTATCTCAATCAGATCCGCAGCCGTGCCACCCTGCTGGGAGTGGGTGTTGCACCCACACCCAATTTCTATGCGGCACGGGCAGTGGTAAGATGAAGCGCTGGGCCCAAGGCAAGTATCAGATCCTGAATCCAGACAAGTATGTGGGCCGTGGCCTGCCCACATACCGCAGCGGCTGGGAACACAGCTTCATGCGGTTCTGCGACACCAACGAACATGTGCTGCAATGGGCCAGCGAACCGGTGAACATACCCTATCGGCACCCACTGACCGGTCGCATAACACACTATGTGCCGGATTTCATCATAACCTATCGCAACAAGAACAACACAGTGCAGGCCGAGCTGATCGAAATCAAACCCAAAGGACAGAGCGTGATCGAATCCAAGATGAAAAGCCGAGAACGCGCCGTGGTAGCTGTGAACTACTGCAAATGGGATGCGGCCACCAAATGGGCCCGGCGCAATGGCCTGGTTTTCCGTGTGATCACAGAGGATCAGATGTTCTGGACGGGCAAGTCATAACCGGTAAATACCGGATGACTCGTCGACTGCAACAATTGTTTGATTTACCAGAATCCGGTACCCCGGATGCGCAGGATCATGTGTCAGAGTTGCCCACCACTGCCACTGACATCCTGGCCCTGGACGAAACCATAGACAAGATAGACAGTGCCCTGCCCGCTGTGCGTGGACTGGAAAGCACAGATCAAGAAATGGATGAGCTGGCAGACATGGCCAAGAACAGCTACAACGATCTCATGGATCTGGGCATGCAGGTGGATAGCCGATTTGCATCAGAGATATTTTCGGTGGCCTCCAACATGTTGGGACATGCAATAACCGCCAAGACTGCCAAGCTGGACAAAAAACTCAAGATGATTGATCTGCAGATGAAAAAAGCTCGCCTGGATCAGCAACAGCCCGAGGCACCTGCCGCACACACCGGCACTGGCACAGTGCTGAGCCGCAATGAACTATTGGATCGCATCATTGGCAGCAATCGGCAAAACACACCCAAAGCATAAATATTCAATAGGATATTGACCATGAAGAACTTCGCAGCATACCTAGCAGAAAGCCAAAGGACCTATGATTATCGCATCAAGATCTGCGGCCCGGCTCCTGATGATTTCGTAAAAGAGCTGAAATCAAAATTGGAGCAATTTGATCCTGCCAAACTGGGCGAGGTCAAGACCACACCCATCCAGAAGGTGCCCACCGATTTTCCGGCCTTCAAGAATGACTCTGTCGCCATGTTTGATGTGAGCCTGCGCTATCCTGCCATAGAACCACAGATCAAGCAGCTGGCGCAGATCCTGGGTCTAGATCCGGATCGCATCATCATGCAGAATCTCACCTACGCCGAAGGCATGGTGGAGGAGATGGAGCGCATAGACAGCGAAAACAAAGATCTCCTGAGCGACACAGACTATCCTGCTCCAGACGCGGCCCAGCGCGCCCTCAAGAAAGATTACAGCACCGGACCCTATGACCATGCTGTGTTGAAGAATGCATATCGCAGTGATTTTGCCATAGCCGGAGACAAGACTCCACCTGCCAAGACCACCAACGAATTGGCCCAGGGCGTGACCAGCCCTATGACTCGGGTAAAACGCCCACCACGCCCTGCCACAGGCGCCAACCCACAAGGATGATACCATGACTTTTTTTTATGATCTCAACAAACGCTTGGCCAACATCGCCAAGACTGAACAGCTCAACGAAGACCAACAGGTCACGGAAAAATACATGGGTTTCAGCAAGCTGGAAAAAGACATCGCAAAGCGTGGTGATGTGCGCGATCCTGCTGCTGTGGCAGCGTCTATCGGGCGCAAAAAATATGGCAAAGAGAAATTCCAGAAAGCTGCTGCTGCAGGCAAGAAGCTGGGAGAACAAGATCTCCAGGAAAAATGGGATGAGCCTACCCGGGTAGCACCCTCTGAAAAAGGCAAGTACAAAGGCAAAACCAAGGCCGAGCTCAAGAAGCAGTATGATCGGCTCAAGGCCGCAGGCCCACACAAAAAAGGCTCTCCAGAGTTTGGCAAGATGCGTGAACTGGCCTTTGCGATCCGTGCCAAGTCAGATTGGGGCAAGGTAGACGAAGCTCCCAACGAAGGCAACGAATTCTCTGGTGAGCTGGCCAAGGCCAAAGCCACGGGTGCCAAAGAGTTTGAAGTGGATGGCAAGACCTATCCAGTGAAAGAATCCGAGATCGAAGAAGGTTATGTGGACTTTTTCGACAAGCAACAGATGTACCGCAAGATTGGCGCCGACATAGAAGGCAAGGCCGACGACTATGTCGTGACATTCAAGGACGGCAGCCGCCGTCGTTATCAAGAGATTGATGGTCGTCGCCGTGTGACCAGCCTTGAGCCCGTGGATGCCCCTGAAGAGCAAGATGCCGAAGGCAACGTGGTCAAACGTGGTCGTGGTCGACCCAAAGGTTCAGGTCGCAAGATCGGCACACGCGGCGTGACAGATGTGCGTGCCAAGAAAACTCGAGTGGCCGAAGCCACGGGCAACTTAGCCAGCATCGTACGAGCCAATCAGCGAGATGTGGATGCTTTCATGCGCAGTGGTGACCTATCAGACAGCCTCTATGAAGTGCTGTTTGATTACTACATGGATGAAATGCCCTATGGCACAGCCAAAGCCCGCACCGGTGATCCTTATGAGTGGATTTCTGACAGATTCTATGACGACATGGGCGGTGGTAAACAAGGCATGGCGGAAGACTACGACAAAGACGAGTATGACGAAGAAGGCGAAATGGCCATGAGCCAAGCTCGCACCATCGAGGATGCAGCTGAAGAATTGCAGAGCATCTTGGATGCCGATGAGAACTTGCCGGAGTGGGTGCAAAAGAAAATCTCCTTGGCCAAAGAGTACATCGATTCGGCCCGCGACTATCTCACAGCCAATCGTCCTGATGAAGAGATGGATGTAGAAGTGGTAGGAGAAAAAGCCGTGAGCAAAGCACAACGTGCTGCTGCTGGCATCGCTCATGCTGCGAAAAAAGGTGAGATTCCCAAGTCGGAACTGCGTGGAGCTTCCAAAGAAATGGCCAAGATGCCAGCCAAAGAACTCCGGAAGTTTGCCAAGACCAAAGAAAAAGGCCTGCCAGAAAAGGTCAAAGAAGAAGACAAAGAAGATGTTGAAGAGACCACTACTGCTGGCAGCGTCGCACCCTCCACAGCGGAACCCAAGACCAGCAAAGGTGGCATGACTTTTGGCAAAGGCATCTATGACAGTTTCAATCGCCAGGTAGAAGACATGATCGCTGAAAGCATGTCGATCAATGCCAGCGACAGCACTGAAGGTGGTAAATCTCTCACAGTCACAGCATCTGACGAAGATGCCATGAAATTGGCCGCCATACTCAAGATGGCAGGCCTCAGCTCCATGCATCATGATCATGGCGCATGCCCCACATGCGGTCAAGCACCTTGTGCCTGTGAAACCATGGAAGAAGCCTATGGTGATGCGGCGCCGACAGAAAACCAACCGGATTACCCTACCAACACCGAAGTCAGCGATGATGCTCTGCAGTATTCGGGCGGCCTCAATCGTCCCAAGAGCACGGGCCAGACCACGGTGCCCGTGATCGCGAGCCAGCTGGATCGCCAGGTATCGGAAGAAACAGAAGAGATCGACGAAGTAGCACGCATGCGCGAGATGGCCGGTATTGGTGAAGCTGCCAAACCTGACTTCCCTGACATTGATGATGATGGTGATCGCGAAGAATCCATAGCTAAAGCTGCCAAGGACAAAGAAAAAGCAGAAGAAGTCAATGAAGCGGTAGCAAGCAGCCTTTGGGATCTTTACAAGAGGATCGCCTAAGTGAAAAGCCTCCGCGAATACATTGCCGAATCCGAAGCCTGGGTTGACACTCCGGCTGTGGGAGATCACTTTGCGTTCAACGTGCGAGAAGACTATCTCTTAGAGACTTATATCCTGGAACAGGCTGATGATCGTATCACTGTGTTTGCTGACCAGACCATGTATGATATCATGGAAGGCTATGGTTTCTTTGATGAACTTTCGCTCAGCGAAAGTGCTATCAGCGAGGTTGAAATAGTTGATGAATACGGCAGTGATGACATAGATGAAGCTGAATATCAAGGTCGCAAGGTGCAGTTGGGCAAGCCCATGCAGGGCGATGTCAAGAAGTTCAAAGTCTATGTGAAAGATCCCAAGACCGGCAATGTGAAAAAGGTCAACTTTGGCGACAAGACCATGCGCATCAAGAAATCCAATCCTGCTCGCCGAAAAAGTTTCCGGGCTCGTCACAACTGTGACAATCCAGGCCCACGCACAAAGGCGCGTTATTGGTCGTGCCGCAAATGGTAAAGGAACCACTATGTTAAAAATCTACAGCGAAGTCTATCCCTCTGGTGGCACCAAACCACAGGCCCCCGTGGGAGTGGCACCAGTCACTCCACCCGCTGCGCCCACAGTGGCGCCACTGTACCGACCACAACCAGTGGACATACCCGGTGTGGTCACACAGACCAATCAGCTGTTCCGACCCTACACTCCCAAGGAATAAGCCATGGCCAACGTCTACACTTCCGTCAGCGATCAGGCCTGGTTCACAGACAAATGTCGCATCTCCACAGGCAACACTGCTGTGACATTCAACGTGGATCGCGTGGCTCTTACCTATCAGCAGGCCAATGGTGTGCCCGCCACGGCCGTGACCGCAGCTGGCAACATCTATTCCAACGCAGTGTCCGTGCCAGCCAACAGCAGCCGCGACATCTACGTGGGCGTGGGCAACAAGCTCTGGATCATTGGAGCCAACTACACTGCCACTGAGTTGGGCACAGCCTCTTCCGCCACTGCCGGAGTCAACGGCGCGGGAAGTTGACCCATGGCCTTGGTAGTTGGCACCGGCATCACCATCGGTACCGGCATCACCATAGCGTCTGATATCGAAGTAGCCACTGCGGGTCTTGTGTTGGATCTTGATGCGGAATCTTACTCCGGATCTGGCGCATGGTTAGACAACAGCGGTGAGGACAATGATGCTACTTTGGTTGGATCTCCCACGTTTACCTCAGGCACTGCTGCATCGTTCCTGTTCAACGGTGTCGATCAGTATGCGGAGATCGCACATGCTGCCACGCTCAAGCCCACAGCGGCCATCACCATGGAGCAGTGGCTCACTGCTGCGAACTGGACAGCTGGCACCCTGCCCAGCAATTACTTGGTGAGTTTAAGCTGCACACAGGGCGGCGGCTACAGCCACAACATCTGGGAAGGCAGTTGGAAAAGCTATGTGCGAGCCAACGGTGTTTATCAGATACCAGAGTTTGACGTATCAGGATTTGCCGCAGGATCTTGGCATCAGTTCGTGACCACGTTTGATGGTCAGTTCACTCGCTTGTATGTGGACGGTGTTCTGGAAGACACTGTTGACATCGGTACCTCAGGCAATGCCATACAGTACGCTTTCAACAACAGCGTGATCATCGCAGCTGAAGCTACCAGCACCACGGGCGCAGCTGGCCAATACTGGGCGGGCCGTGTGGCCATCACTCGCATCTATAACCAGGCGCTGTCGGCCACACAGGTCGAGAACAATTTTGTCGCGGTAGCACCGCGCTATGGACTGTAGATCATGCCTATCGTGATCGGACCCGGCATCGAGATTGGCGCTGGCATCACTGTGGCCAGCACTGACTCGTTCGTGAATCCCACGCTGGACATAGGTTCAGCAGTCAGTGTCGTGTCACAGTCTCCTTTCGTGGGTGGCGGCAACAGCTACAGTTTCTCCAGTTCAGTCAACAGCTACATCGATACCGCGGGCAGCGCGGACTGGGCCGTGGGCACCGGCGATTTCACCATAGAGTGGTTTGGCTACCAGACCTCCACTGCCAGTTTCCAACGGGTGTTCACCGTGGATGATTTCCCTAGCATAGACATCGGCGTCAGCATAGAAGACGCCACATTCTACTACTGGGCCAATGATGCTTTCCGCTTCAGTTCGGGTGGTGCCACTGCAATCAACACTTGGTATCACTGGGCCGTGGTTCGTGCATCGGGTACTACCACGGTGTACCGCAACGGTTCTGTGAGAGGCAGCGCTTTTGCTGACACCAACAACATCACCAACACCACAGATCCCTTGACCATAGGCAATGAAAACACTGCCAGCACCCTGGCAGCCTTTCAGGGCTACATCACCAATTTCCGCTGGATCAAGGGCCTGGCAGTGTACACTGGAGCATTCACAGTGCCCACATCCGCTCTCACTGCCACCGCTGCTGCCAATCCCTATGGTGGTGCAAACACCCAGGCCATACCCTCAGGAGTCACCAAGCTGCTGCTGGTGCCATAAATATTCCAATGAGAGCCCGCGAATTTGTCATCGAAGCCAAAAAAGGCAAGATAACCAAACGCCAACAGTTCGGCACTGTGGGCCTGCATCTGTTTGGCGATGGAGCGCGGCAGAACAGTACCTATACCTTGAACCGACTAATGATGGCAGCAGCCATGACCGACGGGTCATTCGTGCCCGACCTTGACGCCGAGAGCTGGATCGGCAAGGCTCGCTCGGCACATCCCTACACAGAACAAGAAGTAGAAATCCTCAAACACGCCTACAAGGCCGTGGGTGCCACCTACACGGACCTCAACAATGGAGATCTTGACTCAGAAGAGCCACCAGGCGGCAACGACCGCAGTCCGATCCAAGGATTCAAGGGCTATCCTCGATGAGAGCGCGAGAATTTGTCATGGAACAGCATCAAGGACGCCTGCGTCGCACAGCGCAACGGGCCATGCCCGGCACCTGGCGCTTCCGAGATTCAGGCATCGATCGCGCTTATAATCTCAATCGCATCATGATGGCAGCAGCCTGTGCTGATGGCCAGAGCACTCGGCCGGTAGACATGGATGCCAGTAGCTGGAATGATCGTTTCAATACTGCGCATCCCTATACCGAAGCCGAGCACAACATGATGCGACAGGCCTTTGGCACAGTGGACACCGAATATGATCATACAGTGCCCGACCATGGCAGCCGAGAGCACCCTGGAGTAAATAAGACGAGCCCCATAAAAGGATTCCAAGGATACCCAAGATGAAAATTTCCGACATACTGCATCAGATCGCTGATGCCATAGACCAACAACCCCAAGGCGTCACAGAACCGGCCACGCAGCCTGGACTCACTCCTGACCATGACGGCACCTTCCTGCCGCCCCTGCAGGCCAAACTGGAACTGTTGAAAAAGGCTGTGGGCGTGGAAAACAGCTATGACGAGATGGCCGCTGCTGAAGAATCGGATCCCGAAGCTTCAAACTACAAGGTCACGCCCATGGAGCCCGAAGAACAAGACGCCCTGGAGCGCATGAAGCGTGCGGCCGGCATCAACGCCGTGGTGGTGAGCGAACTCGCAGACGACGAACCTCTCGAAAGCTAGAGCCACAGTGGCCATCCAGAACTTTTTCACCAGCCGCGACAACAATCTAGATGGCAATACCTATGTGGGCCAGCTGGGACGGCTGTGGTTCAATCCCGACACCAATTCGATTTACGCGTCTGACGGTGTCACTGTGGGTGGCGTGCCTGTGGATCTGGCCACTGGTGCCAATGCCGCATTTGACGGCATCACTGTGAACACCATAGCGTCAGATGACAGCACCGCTGTGAGCTTCATCAGCGAAGCCAATTTCTATGAACCAGTGTTCGTGGACTCCAACATGGTGGTGTCAGGCAATATCAGTGTGACCGGCAACATCTCTCCCGCAGCGGC